GGCCTCTTTCAGTTCCGCAACAACGACGGCGACACTGGCGGCAACTCGACGCCGCCCGCACCGCCAGCGCCGAAAGAATCGTTCTCCCGCGAGTACGTGAGCGAACTGCGCGATGAGGCGAAATCCTACCGCCTGAAGGCGGCAGAAAAAGACACCGCACTTGCAACCGCGCAAGCGCGAATCGCCGAACTCGAAGCCGGCACGAAAGACGCGCTCACCGCCGCTGAAAAAGCCGCGAACGATCGCGTGCTGCGCGCCGAACTCAAAGCCGTCGCCGCGAAACACGGCGTTGTCGACGTGAACGACGCGCTCAAGGTGCTCGACCTCTCCGGCGTGAAGCTCGACGAGAACGGCGACGTGATCGGCGCTGATGAACTGTTCGAAGCCGCGAAGAAGGCAAAGCCCTATCTCTTCGGCACGACGAGCACATCGAGCACGCAAAAGCCGCCGCCCGCTGGCGACCCGAAGCCGGTCGACGTTCGCAAGGTCGAATCGAAGGATTACGAGGCAGCAAAGGCCGCTTTCCTGAAGGCAGCGCGCTAAGTCCCGCCCGACACAGAGCAGTACACACCTAAACCGAAGCCCGCCATTGCGCGGGCTTTTTGCTTTTAAGGAACGCATCACATGCCGATCAGCAATTTCCCCGCCGCTCTCCAACCGGCAATCCAACAAGGTTTCCTGGCGCGCGAGTTTCAAGGCGGCTTGGAATCGCAAATCACGTATCGCGCTGTCGCTGACCGCGAGAAGTTCGCGAATGCGGTCGGTGAAACGATCACGAAGACGCGCCGCGGCCTGAAGGCTCCGGTTACGGCTCCGCTCTCGCCGGCCGGCAACACGAACCTCGATAACGGCCTCACGCCGTCGGGCTGGACCGTCGAGCAGTACACGCTCGGCATCGATATGTACGGCGACACGATGGACTTGAACATGGTGACGACCCGCGTCGGCATCGCGTCGCAATTCCTTCAGAACGCGTATGTGAACGGCGTGCAAGCGCTGCAATCGCTCGACCGCCTCGCGCGTAACAAGCTGTTCGGCGCATACCTGTCGGGTAACACCCGCGTTCGCACGACCCTCGGCGCGCCGGCAACGACCGTCGCAGTCGACGACGTGCGCGGCTTCCAGTATGTGAGCGTGAACGGCGTTCTCGTCCCGGTTTCCGGCACGAACACGCTGAACGTCGTTTTCGCGAACGGCAACAGCTACACGCTGACCGGCGTCGCCGTCGACGGCTCGAACGTCTCGACCGCTCCGAACGGCGTTTCGGGTACGTTGACGTTCTCGGGCAACGTCTCGACCGCTGACGGCACGGCCGGCAATTCGGTCATCGCCGCGAATGCCGCTTCGGTTCTCCGTCCGAACGGCCGTCTCTCGACCTCGGCAATCGTCGCGGGCGACCTGCTCACGATGCAAGACCTGCTCGCGGGCGTGACCGTGCTGCGCAACAACCGCGTGCCGACCGTCGGCGGTCTGTACAACTTCTACGCGGACAACGCGCAGTTGAAGGGTCTGTTCAAGGATGCGGATTTCAAACTGCTCTATCAAGGTCAGTACGGCTCGCAAGCGTATCAGACCGGCCAAGTGATGGAACTGATGGGCCTGCGCATCATCCCGACCGTCGAATCGCCGCAGCAAACGCTCGGCGCGGTCAACGTGCATCGCGGCATCATGTGCGGCCAAGGCGCGCTGATTGAGGGCGATTACGAGGCGATTGCGCATAGCGACATCGGCATCGAGGAAGGTCTGATCGAGATGATCGACGGCGTTGCAATGGTCACGCGTGAACCGCTCGACCGCCTGAAGCAAATCATCGCTCAATCGTGGTACTGGATCGGTGGCTTCGCTGTTCCGACCGACATCACGGCGAACCAAAACATCATCCCGACCGCGACGAACAGCTACTTCAAGCGCGCTGTCGTGATCGAATCGGCCTAATCGGGCATGGGGCGCGTTTTCCGGCAAATCCGGCGCGCCCCTTTTCACGAGGAAATCATGAGTGACGCAACTGCGCCAGAAGGCGCGCAAGCGGCTCTCGTGACCTCGGATGCACCGACAGACGCACCGAAGGTCACGAAGCCCGCCAAGGCTGCAAAAACCGCTCCGCTCCCCGACTCTGTGACGCTTGCCGCGCCGCATGGCTTCTATGACGAAGCCGGCGACCTTCAGGCATGGCTCGCGGGCGAGGTTGTGACGGCGAAGGCTGAAATCAAATTGCTTATCGAGCGCGGCGCGCGCTTGCTCGGCATCAACGGGGAACAGGGCTAATGCTCACCGACGCTCAACGGGTCGATGTTCGACGCTTCTGCGGTTATCCGCTCTACGGCGGGCAACCCGTTCAGGCGTTCGGGTATCGATTCTTTCAGCAGTACGGCACGCTCGAATTCCGCATGTCGAACATGCAGGACGCGGAAGAGGCGGTTGTAACCAACTACCTCACGCAATTGAGCGCGCTGGAAACGGCCATCTACGGCACAAGCGACAACCTCGATACGGACGTCGCCGCCGTGTGGACGCACAACAAGAACGAGCAGCGCGACCGCGAAGCGCTGTTCGACTCGACGCGGCGCCGCTTGTGCGGATTCTTCGGCATCCCGGCCGGCCCGGCATTTGACGTATCGGGTAGCGGCGGCTCTATCGCGCTGGTGGTCTGATGAACGGCGCGACAGCACAAGCGCAGGTCTACAAGGGCTATGCGCAGGTAGCGAAGCGCATCGGCAACGCATTCACCCTCTACCGGCCGACGTCGGCGGATATGACGGTCGCGCAGATCGTCGCAACGAACTTCCTCGCCAGCCTGAACGCGGAGGACATGACCTATCGGCGCCCGAACAAGTACGGCAAACCGACGTGGTTTGCGGTTATGGACGGTCGAGTTACGCAAGTTGGTGATTACCTCATCGGCGCGACCGGCAAGTTCTTCGTCGCGGCTCAACAACCGCTTCTCCCGATTCTCGTCGTCGAGTGCAATCGCACGATCAACATCACACGCCCGCAAGTGCAGACGCAATTCGGCGCGGTGACCGACTACGAAGGCACGACGGCGGCGAATGAGGCGCCGCTGATGACCGGATGGCCGGCGAGCGTGCTGCAAGGCACGAAGGGCGAAAAAGGCGGCGTCGCGCTGCCTGGCGATGTGCGTGACGCTTGGTGGGCGATCCTGCTGCCGTTCGTGCCGGGCGTCGTGCTGCGATCAGGCGACCTGATTGCCGACGAACTCGGGCGGCGCTACATCATTTCGAGCGCTGAGCTTAGCGATTTGGGCTGGCGGCTTACTGCGCAACAGGGGCAGACATGAGCGACGTTTCCGATGTGCAAAACGTGCTCGTCGGCCTAATCGCCGGCTGGCTCTATCCGAACGGCACGAATCAACCTTCGGCGGTCGGCTTCAATGTCCGCGTTGGCGCGGGATGGCCGACGCAAGCGAGCCTCGATGCGGACCTCGCGCAAGGCGTCGCGCAGGTTTCGGTCTATGCGACGGCGATCGAGCGTAAGACGACGCGCTATATGCAGGGCTGGCAACCGCGCGACTCGTTCGCACCGACGATCACGCTCGCGAAGGCGGGCAGCGTCGTCACGGTCGGCGGCGCACTGCCCTCGCCATTCTCCGCGCAAAACCTCGCGGTGTTCGTCGGCAATTCGCCCTACTCCTACTCGGTGCAGCCGACCGACACGCTCGCGAGCATCGCCGCGGCGCTCGCCGCAATCATCGCGCAGGACTATCCCGGCACGACAAGCGCAGGCGCAAATATCACCCTGCCCGCGAACGCCGCTATCGGCGCGCTTCGAACGGGCGGCACCGGAACCGCGATCAAGGTCATAAAAAACCAGGACCGCGCATTCCAAATCACGCTTTGGTGCAGCACGCCGGCGCAACGCACGGCGCTCGCTAACGTGATCGATCCGAATCTCGCCGACCTTGTGTTTCTCGCGATGCCCGATGGCTTCAACGCGCGAATCGTCTACATGGATAGCCCGCAGCAGGACATCGGCGAGAAAGCGCGGCTGTTTCGTCGCGACTTCCGTTATCGCGTCGATTACGCGACGACGAAGGTCTCGGACGCTCCGCAAGTCATTGTCGGCGACCTGAACATCGTGACCGATGCCGGCGCCGTTCTCAAACCCGTCTAGGAACCCTATGGCAAAGCAAGACGACGCGGCGACGTTCGATTATGAACTCGTCGTGCTGCATCAATTCGGCTTCACCGAGCGCGGAACGCGCATCAGTGACGCGGCCGAAATTCAGAAGGTGATCGACGAAGGTCACGCCGACAAATGCGTGAAGGTCGCGAAGGAGGCTAAATAATGCCGATTTATCAAGCTGGCTCGCTGAATTTTTCGGCCCTCTCCGCTCCCGGCGTCTATACGTCGATCCAAGCGCCCCCGCTCATCATCAACGGCGTCCCGTCGAACATTCTCGGCGCGGTCGGCATTGGCTCGTGGGGTCCGGTGAACGCGCCGGTGCTCGTCGGCTCGCCCAATGATGTGGCGCAATGGCTCGGCGACAAGCAGGTTCGCAAATACGACCTCGCTACCGCGATGGACGTGTTCTTCCTGCAAGGCGCGACCGCGATCCAATACGTGCGCGTCACGGACGGCACCGACGTCGCGGCGACCGGCAAGCTGATGGATACGGCAGGAACGCCCGCTATTGGCGCGAACCTGACGGCGATCTACACCGGCACGCGCGGCAACTCGATCACCGCCGCCGTCACCGCGGGCACGAAGTCGAGCACGTTCAAGGTCACGATTTCGCTGCCGGGCACGCAAGCCGAAGTGTTCGACAACATCGGCGGCACTGGCGCGGCGCTGTGGACGAACATCGTCAACGCGATCAACAACGGCCAATCGAACGTGCGCGGCCCGTCGCGGCTCGTCGTCGCGACCGCGGGCCCGGCAACCGCCGCGCCGAACATCACGACGCCTGCGACCTTCGCGAGCGGCACGGACGGCACGACGACGCTCACCGACTCGCTGCTCGTCGGCGCCGACGGCAACGCCGGCACGCGCAAAGGCATGTACTGCTTGCGCGGCAATGGCGCCCAGGTCGGTTGCTTGGTCGATCACTCGGACCTCACCGCCGCGTCGACGGTGCTCGCGTTCGCTCTGTCCGAGGGCATCTATTTCGGCTTGCAGGGCGCACCGAGCGCGAATTACACGACCGTTTCGACCGCGCTCAACACGGCCGGCGCCGATGGCTACGGCGTCAAGGTATTCGTCGGCGATTGGGTCACGTACTTCGACGGTACGAATCAGCAAAACCGCCTGCTCGGTCCGGCAACGTTTTGGGCTGGCAAGCAAGCCGCTCTGTCGCCGGAGCAATCGAGCCTGAACAAACCGCTCTACGGCATCGTCGGCACGCAGCGCACCGCGCAAAACCTGCCCTACACGAGCGCGGAAATCGGCGCGATCAATCAGGCGCGTCTTGACGTGATCGGCAACCCGTCGCCGGGCGGCAATTACTACGCGACGCAGACGGGCGGCAACGCGTCGAGCACGGCGGGTCAGGACGGCGACAACTACACCCGCATGACCAACTACCTTGCTCTGACCCTTGCGGCGGCGTTCGGAACGGTCATCGGCAAGAATCAGACTGTCGACCTGCGCAACGACGTTCGCGCGGCGATGCAAGCGTTCCTGTCGAACCTCTGGCGCCTGAACATGATCGGCGACGTCAACAACCCGACGCAAGCGCCGTTCACGGTTCAGATCGACAAGGCGAACAACCCCGACTCCGCAGTTGCCGCAGGCTACATGCAAGCCGACGTCAAGGTGAAATACCTGTCGGTCGTGCTGTACTTCGTGATCAACCTGCAAGGCGGTCAGACGGTTCAAATCCAGTCGAGCGTTCAGTAAGCCCCTCACCCCCTGCAATCTCAAGGCCCGCCGCGCGCGGGCTTTTTCTTTTGAGGCTCACATATGCCGCTCAACGGCTTTACCGTAGGGCGCGATCTTTCGGTCAACATTCAAACGCCGAATGGATCGCTCCCGCTCTCGCTCATCACCAAATTTACCGCCAAGCCGGATACGACCGATGTCAAGGTCAAGGGCTTGGACGGTCGCACGCGCCACCTGATTTTCCCCGATGGCTGGTCCGGTTCGTTCGAAGTCGAACGCCAGGATTCGACGCTCGATGACTTCTTTGCGGGTCAGGAGGCGAACTATTACGCCGGCCTCGACCTGACCGGCTCGACCATCACCGAAACGATCACCGAAGCAAGCGGCGTCGTGTCGCAATACCAGTTCGTCGGCGTGATTTTCAAACTCGACGATGCGGGCGATTTCGCCGGCGACGCGACCGTGAAGCAGAAACTTTCGTTCGTCGCCGAACAGCGCATCAAGCTCTAACCCACAAGGAACAATAAATGACGACAGTGAACGTCCGAAAGAAATCGGCGCCCGTAGCCGACACGCCTTCGAAAGAACTCGTGAAGAAAGCCGCTGAAGCGGTGACGATCGACACGCCGAACGGCCTGACGGTGACGCTGAAGAAACCGGGCGTCCTGTCTCAGTTCCGGCT